CCATAAGCGCGAAAAGCTGATTACCCGGACGTGGCCTGACAATACCGGACGTTCGGCACGCCGGGCAAATGCGGCAGGGGATGTTCCGCTTTTTCTTATCCAGACGGATGCCCTGAAAGACCGGGTCAACAACGCGCTGTGGCGTGAAGCCCCGGGACCCAGTTACATCCATTTCCCCGCCTGGATCGGAAGCGGGTTTTACGATGAACTGACCTATGAGGAGCGCTCGCCGGACGGGCGGTGGCGTAAACCGGGGCGGGGGGCCAATGAAGCGTTTGACCTGCTTGTTTATGCCGATGCGCTGGTCATTCTTCACGGTTACGAAAAAATTAAATGGCCTGATGCACCCCCCTGGGCGAGGCGTGAAACCTGGCTTAAAGGTAGTGAAACCGATAATCCGCGCGCTGATGCATCCCCGCAATTCAAAGCTGGCAACCGTAAATCCTCAACAGATACGACTTCCGGCATCACCAACAACCCCTGGATAACAAATGGAGGCTGGTTATGAACCAAAGCGATGTGGAAGCCATGATCGGTTACTACACAGAGGCAGAGGTTGCCGTACTGAGTGGTAAATCCATCTTGCTGAATGGGCAGTCCATGACCATGGAGAACCTGACAGATATTCGTAAGGGACGGCAGGAATGGGAGCGCCGTTTAGCCAGTTACCTTAAAGAGCGCCACGGTAAAGCAGGCTGTCGTCTGGCGAGGTTCTGATGTCATTACTTGACAATGCAATCGGTGTTTTTTCACCGTCCTGGAAGGCTGCACGGTTGCGGGCTCGCATGCAGATCAGGGCCTATGAGGCCGCTCTCCCCAACCGCACACATAAAGCCCGGCGCGAAACGCGCTCAGCTAATCAACTGAATCAGGCCGGTGCGGTTTCTCTTCGTCAGCAGGCAAGAGCTCTGGACGCGAATCACGATCTGGTGATCGGAATTTTCGACAAGCTGGAAGAGCGCATAATAGGCGCTAAAGGCATCATCGTTGATCCACACCCACTGCTGAAGGACGGACGCGTTGCCACGGAACTGGTGAAAACCATTCGTAAAAAATGGGCGGAGTGGTCGCTTTGCCCGGACGTCACTGGTGAATTTACCCGGCCGGTACTTGAACGCCTGATGCTGCGCACCTGGCTCAGAGATGGCGAAGTTTTTGCGCAGTTGGTGAGCGGTCATGGTGCCGGCCTCAGTACCGATAGCGGTGTCCCTTTCTGGCTGGAGGCGCTTGAGCCTGATTTCGTGACCATGAACTCCGATCCTGTCAACGGTCTCATTCAGGGTATCTGGCTTAATGACTGGGGCAAACCGCTAAAGTATCAGGTTTATAAAAATCTTCCTGTCAGCGGATTGCAGTCTGAAACCAAAGAGGTTTCAGCTGAAGTCATGCTTCATCTCAAATTTGCACGACGTCTGCACCAGGTCAGGGGTAATTCAGTTCTTTCCGGTGTGATGATCCGCCTGAGTGCGCTGAAGGATTATGAGGACAGTGAACTGGTAGCTGCGCGCATTGCCGCAGCCCTGGGGATGTACATCAAAAAAGGTGACGGGCAGGACTATTCAGAAAGCCTCAGTGACAGCAGTGAGCGTGAACTCACTATCCAGCCGGGCATGCTGTTTGACGGACTCCAGCCCGGGGAGGACGTCGGTATGATCAAATCAGACCGGCCTAACACCAATCTGGAGTCATTCCGGAACGGACAGCTGCGCGCCGTGGCGGCTGGCACACGCCTGAGTTTTTCGAGTACCGCCCGCAATTACAACGGCACGTATAGTGCGCAGCGGCAGGAGCTGGTGGAGTCGACTGACGGGTACCGCATTCTGCAGGACGGTTTTATTGCCGCCGTCACCCGGCCGGTGTACCGCGCATGGCTGAAACAGGCGGTCGCAGCAGGTGTGATCAGGCCGCCTGCCGATGTGGACATGTCCACAATCTGTGACGCCATTTACACAGGGCCAGGCATGCCCTGGATAGACCCGGTGAAGGAGGCGACAGCCTGGAAAATACAGATACGGGGCGGGGCAGCCACCGAGTCCGACTGGGCACGGGCGTGCGGGCGCAATCCTGACGAGGTGAAGCGCCGTCGCAAAGCTGAAATCGATGAAAACCGCAAAGAAGGGCTGGTGTTCGACACTGACCCGGCAAACGACAACGGAGTTTATGGTGACAGACAAAACGAAGACCGGTCCGCATGCGGTGCGGAAGAAGAAGACAACTGACTCCTGGTTCAGGATGAAGGCGCTAGCTGACAACAAAGCGGAAATTTATATCTATGACGAAATCGGCTTTCAGGGGGTAACAGCAAAGCAGTTTATCAGTGACCTCCAGGCTCTCGGAGAGGTGAAACACATCACCCTTCACATCAACTCGCCAGGGGGCAGCATTTTTGAAGGGATTGCCATCTATAACGCACTGAAATATCACCCTGCAGCCATCACGGTTCACATTGATGGCGTGGCCGCATCGATGGCCTCCGTCATCGCGATGGCCGGTAATCCGGTCATCATGCCTGCAAATAGTTTCATGATGATCCACAAGCCCTGGGCAGTGGCGGGTGGTGACGCGGACGACATGCGTGATTTCGCCGAACTGCTGGACAAAACCGAAGCCGTGCTGATCCCGGCGTATGCCGCAAAGACTGGGCTCGCTTGTGAAGTTATTGCCGGGATGCTGAAAGAAGAAACCTGGATGGACGGCACTCAGTGTGTCTCGCTGGGGTTCGCAGACCAGCTGGTGCCTGCCGTTCAGGCAATGGCCCGCATTGATTCCAAATGTATTGAGGAGTATGAAAAAATGCCAGAAAACCTTCGTCATATGCTGACGCCACCGCAGAACAGCATGACAAATGCTCCTGCACCTACTTTGCCTCAGACAGGTATGAGCGAAGCAGGATTACGTGAGCAGTTCCTCGAAGAGCAGCGTGCTCGGGCACAGTCGCTTAACGATCTGTTCGGAATGTTCGGCGAGAAATACGCGGCGTTACAGGCGACGTGCATCGCTGATCCAACGTGCACGCTTGAGCTGGCACGCGAGAAGCTGCTGACTCAGATGGGCAAAGACAGCACGCCGTCGAACAAATCAGGCGCACCGCACATCTATTCTGGCAACGGAAACTTTACTGGTGATGGCATCCGTCAGGCCATCATGGCGCGTGCCGGCTATGAGCCATTGCAGCCGGATAACCCTTATAACGGCATGACGCTTCGCGAACATGCACGCCTGTCGCTGACCGAACGGGGCTTTGGCGTGGCCAGTTATAATCAGGTGCAGATCGTCGGGCTGGCGTTTACGCACAGCACATCCGATTATGGCAATATCATGCTGGATGTGTCCGGCAAGTCCCTTCTTCAGGGCTGGGAGGAGGCACCTGAAACCTTCGGTGAATGGACTAAAAAAGGGCAGCTGTCTGATTTCAAAACTGCGCACCGAGTGGGACTGGGCGGTTTTCCTTCACTGCGTCAGGTCCGCGAGGGGGCAGAATACAAATACGTCACCACGTCTGATAAGCAGGCAACGATCGCGCTGGCCACTTACGGTGAACTGTTCAGTATTACCCGTCAGGCCATCATCAATGACGATTTGAGCATGCTGACCGACGTGCCCATGAAACTCGGCCGCGCGGCAAAAGCCACCGTAGCAGATCTGGTTTACGCCATTCTGACTACCAATCCTAAGCTTTCCACTGACCACGAGCATCTGTTTGACAGCGCGCACCATGGCAATGTGTTGGAAAAAGCCGCCATGGACGTGGCATGTCTTGATAAAGCCCGTCAGATGATGCGTTGCCAGAAAGAAGGTGAGCGTCATCTCAACATCCGTCCCGCTTTTGTATTAGTGCCGACTGCCATGGAGTCTATTGCCAACCAGGTCATTCGTTCAGCGTCTGTTAAAGGCGCGGACATTAACGCGGGCATCATCAACCCCGTGCAGAACTTCGCGACGGTGATTGCCGAACCGCGTCTGGACGACGCTAACCCCAAAACCTTTTATCTGGCAGCAGCCAAAGGCTCTGACACCATTGAAGTGGCTTACCTTAACGGTGTGGACACGCCCTTTATTGACCAGATTGAAGGGTTCACGGCTGATGGCATCACGACGAAAGTGCGTATAGATGCAGGCGTTGCGCCAATCGATCATCGTGGCCTGGTCCAGTGCGTTGCTTAAACCAGTCCAGAAACTATGAGTGCCCGAAAGGGCTTTTTTTATGTCTGAAATCCGGCTCACAGGGCCGGGTAAGGAGAACATAAATGGCAAAAAATTATCTTCAGGATGGTAAAACGCTAACGTTCATCGCGGACGAGGATTATAAAAGCGGTGATCTGGTGTGCGTGGGAGAACGCTTTGTCGTTGCGGTTACGGACATTCAATCTGGAAGTCGCGGGACCGGACTGACAGAGGGCGTCTTTGTATTACCTAAAAAAATCGGGGAAGCCTTTGAAGTCGGAATACGCGTCTTTGTGCTGGACGGCAAGGTCGTTACCGGCAAAAAGGACGGAGCCATCCCACTGGGAACCGCTTGGGATTATGCAAAATCTGGGGCGGCCGTGGTTGCTGTGAAGCTGTCTGGATAAGCCGTTTGTGCGCCTGGTTGACAGGATGGATGATGTTACCGCACGCCGGTTCGGTCAGTCCGTTGTGATTAATGGACTGACGCTGAGCGCTACAGAACATCTCTTTTCGGCTGATATGGCACCGCTCTCTGGCGAAGGTATTTCTTTGATTGTGTTTGAAAGGCGATATCAGCCCGGACGACATGATCAAGTGGAGTGGCAGGGAAAAAACTGGCGGGTAACCCGCTGGCAGTTTTATAACGGCAAACCGCAAATCTTTCTTGAGGAGGACACTGATGCAAGGACTGAAGCAGGCGCTAAATAACCTGCATGAACTTGATCGCCGGCTGGTCCCCCGCGCCTTAGCTCAGGCGGTGAACCGCGTGGCACGCCGTGTCATTACGCGCAGTACACGTCAGGTGGCGAAAGAGACCGGCGTTCCTAAGAAACTCGTCCGGCAGCGCGTACAGTTGCGTCTGGCGACGTCCGGCCATGCTGACCCGGCCGCGCGCCTCATTGTTAACCGGGGGAATTTGCCAGCTATCAATCTGGGTACGGCCCGCCTTCAGCTGTCCCGGCGCAGGACATTGTCCGGTTGGCAGAGTAGCGTTCTGAAAATCGGTCGTTTTACTTTCCGAAATGCCTTTATACAGCAACTATCCAATGGTCGCTGGCACGTATTGCAGCGGACCGGGCGCGGGCGCTATCCCGTGCAGGTCGTGAAGATCCCCTTAACTGGACCGCTGACTGAAAGCTATCAGAAAGAAAGCGAACAGCTGATAGAAACGGACATGCCACGCGAGCTTTCCGCTGCGCTAAAACAACAGCTGAGACTCTATCTGAGGAGAGGGGTATGAAGAAACATGCAGAAATCAGGTGCATTCTCACCGATGCGCTTAAGTCTCAGATTAGCGGGGCGACCTTTCATGATGGTCGCCCCGTTTTTATTGATGAAAAAGAGCTGCCCGCAGTGGCCATTTATCTGTCCGACGCCCGCTATACCGGGAACTTTCTGGATGCAGAAACCTGGCAGGCCACGCTGCATATCGAAGTTTTCCTCCGGGCAACACAACCGGATAAAGCACTTGATGAGTGGGTTGAACGCCATATTGTGCCGGCGTTAAGTAACGTGCCTGCGCTTTCGTCCGCGATCGAAACGCTAACGCCGAAGAGTTACGACTGGCATCGGGACAATGAAATGGCGAGCTGGGGATCAGCCGATTTGACGTACCTCATTACTTATCAGATGTAAGGAGTCTGTATGCCTGTACCCAATCCTCTTGCGTCAGTCAAAGGCGCAGGTACTACCTTAATGATTTATACCGGCAGCGGCGATGCGTCTGCTAAACCTCTGGACGATACCGGCTGGACGCGACTTGCTCAGATCCGCGAGCTGCAGCCCGGCGAAATCAGTGCAGAGAGCTATGACGATACCTGGCTGGACGATCCGGATGCCGACTGGAAAGCCACGGCGCAGGGTGAGAAATCAGCGGGTGAAGCCAATATTACCCTTGCCTGGAAACCCGGCGAGCAGGGGCAGAAGGATATACTGAGCTGGTTTCACAGCGGAGAGGTTCGCTATTACAAAATCCGCTATCCGAATGGCACGGTCGATTTGTTCCGGGGATGGGTCAGCAGCCTGGGTAAAACCATTCCTGCCAAAGAAGTCATCACGCGTACCATCAAAGTCACGAATAGCGGCCGACCAATGCTGGCTGAGGAAATCCCCGCCTCTCCTATGTCCGTCAATGTTTCTGACAATCGCAATCACGGAGGTGAAAACTGATGTTTCTGGAAAAAGCAGTTCTTCATTACGGTCACGAGCAGGTTGAATTGTGCGAACTTACGGCTCTGCAACGTGCGGAATATTTTGAATGTATTGCCGAACTGCTGGCTTCTGGCGATTCAAATGCGACTGATGCTGGTAAAGGTGCCGCACTGTTGCGGCTGAATACGGAGTCCAATGCCTGGCTTGTCTCGCGTGCGTTGTGGAACGGTAACCGTGAAGCTGACGTTTTTGACATTTACCAACAGATCCTGTCCGACTGGCCTGAAAAAGCGCTTTCACGGGCAGCCGAAGAAGTGATGAAACTCAGCGATCTCGGCACCCATGAAGAGGCACAAGAGGAAAAAAAGGGCGCGGCCGGACCCGCAGTAAAGCAGCCGGACGGGAACTGAAATTCATTATGTGCCTGGCTCATGAGTTTCGCCGCCCGGACTGGCATCGCATGTTGAGCGAGATGTCGTCATCAGAATTGGCAGACTGGCAGCGCTATTTCACGCTTACGCCTTTTAGCCACCGTTTGCTGGATGCGGAATTTGCTGCGCTCAGCAGTACGATGGTGTCGCTCGCGGCTGGGGATTGCGGGCTGAATGCAGAAGATTTCAGCTTGCTCACATCCTCAGGAGTCGATAATGCAATGACCGATGACATGCTGATGTCCGTTGCTGAATCTATGGGAGGAGTACGGCATGTCCCAGCAGATTGCTGATCTCGTCGTAAACCTGGGGGCCGAAACCACCCGCTTTCATGAGCAGATGGGAAGGGTTGAACGTCAGCTGAAAAACGCAGGGCAGCAGGCCGGATCTACAGCTAAGCAGGTTTCTGCAGTTTCGCGCTCAGAAGCGCAGGCTACACAGGCAAAAGCCCGTTTTCTCATTCAGCTAAAAGCGCAGCTGGCCACGCAGCGGCTTTCACGGGAAGAGATTCTCAGAACGCGAGCGGCACAGTTAGGACTGGGCAATGCGGCTGACATTTATATTCGTAAACTGGAGTCGGCGCGTCAGAAGACACATTCGCTGGGGCTGGAGAGTGCGGCGGCGCGGCGCGAACTTGGAGTGCTGCTTGGCGAAGTAGCCCGGGGAAATTTTGGCGCGCTTCGTGGCTCTGGCATCACGCTTGCCAATAACGCCGGCTGGATTGAAAAGTTGATGACCCTGCGCGGTATGAGTCTGGCAGGAGTGGTAGGTGGCATTGCCGCCGCCATCTGGGGGCTGAGCAGGGCCTGGTATCAGGGCAGCCAGGAAGCAGAAGCGTTTAACAAAAAACTGATTCTTACCGGTCACTATGCTGCCAGAACCACGTCATCGCTGCAGGCGATGAGCCGCTCTATGACGGGCAACGGTTTCACACAACATGAAGCGGCTTCAGTGCTGGCGAAAGTAACAGGCTCGGGATTGTTCAGCGAGCAGCACCTCAGGCAGGTCACCGATGCTGCTTTAAAACTTAAGGCCATGACCGGGCAGGCGACAGAAGAGACCATACGGCAGTTTACACGGCTTCAGGACGCGCCCGTTGCTGCCGTCAGGGAGCTGGATAAATCACTGCACTTTCTGACAGCTACCGAACTGGAAAACATCACTCGCCTTGCTGAGCAGGGCCGTGAAGCCGATGCAGCAGCACTGGCTATGGATCGTTACGCTGAAACCCTGCGTCTTCGGAGCGAGGATGTGACACAGCATCTGGGAATGCTGGAGAAAACCTGGAAATGGCTGGGGGAGACGGCCGCGGGTGCCTGGGATGCCATGCTGGGCATTGGACGGGAACGGTCGCTGGAAGAGCAGATTGCTGCTCTGAAGGAGAAGTTAAATGCGGGCGGACACGCCCTGGGCAAAGCCTGGATACCTGTTACGAAGCAGGATAGAGACAGGCTTTCCCGACTGGAAGAACTGAAGTTTCAGCATGACCTGAAGGCCGCGCGGGATAAAGCAGAGCAGGATGCGGAAGTCCGTAAAAAGCGCCTTTTCGATGCTGACCAGACCCTTAGAAAACAGTACGAAACGGAAGAGGAAAAACATCAGCGCGCGCTGTCAGTTATCCGCCATTCATGGGCATCTCGTGAGGTTAAAGAGGAGGCGATGCGCCGTGAAACACAGCGCTATAACACGCTAACCTCAGGCCGCCGAAAACGGCAGGACGCACATCAGCCGTCCGCAGCCACCCTCGCAGGTGAAAAGGCGCAGGCCGAAATGCTGGCGCTGCAGGCCCGGCTTCACGCGCTGAAGATACATCAGGAAGCCGTTATTGTTAGCCAGCAGCGCAAAGACCTCTGGGCTTCTCAGGCTAAATTCCATGTTCTGGAGGCGGCGGCACAGACGCGTCAACTGAGTCGTGAGGAAAAATCCCTGCTTACTGCCAAAGCCAGCGTCCTGCTTCAGCAGGAAAAACTGGCCATGTTGGGGGATGAAGTTGCGCTTCAGGAACGCATGAATCAGCTTCAAGTGCAGGCTGGAAAATTTACGGAGCAGCAGCGCACGCGGCAGGTGGAAATTGCGGCACTTGAACACGGCCTATCAGCACGGGAAGCGCGGCAGCATGCCAGCGTTGTCCGGCTCAGTGCCACGTATTCGGAGGCACCAGAAGTCCTGTCAGCGGTGCTAAAGGCGAAGCAAAAGACCTGGCAGGCCGAAGAAAAGCTCCGGGCTGACTGGCTGGCGGGCGCAAAAAGCGGGTGGGCTGAATACCGTGATGCGGCGCTTGATGCAAACAGTCGGATAAAGGAGGCTTCCTCACGTGCGCTTGACGGATTGAGTACGCAGTTGAGCACCCTGCTTACGGAGGGGAAGGCCGGTTTTCGCGACTTTACCCGGTCAGTATTGAGCATGCTCACCCAGGTGCTCTTGAAAATGACGTTGGTGAAAGGCGTGGATATCTTCTCCGGCCTGCTTAAACAGCAGGCGCTGTCATTTCACGCGCAGGGGGGCGTCTTTCATTCACGGGGGCTTCGTGCTTTCAGCGGAACGGTGGTACGTACGCCGACACTGTTTGCGTTTGCCCACGGCGCTGGCGTCATGGGGGAAGCCGGACCGGAGGGCATTTTTCCCCTGCGTCGTGGTGCCGACGGCAAACTTGGCGTGGTGGGAAGAATGACAGGCGCTGGCATGAAATACGCACCTACCTTTAACGTAACCATTCACAACGATGGCCGCAACGGGCAGCTCGGGCCGGAGGCCGCGAGAACGATGTACGAGCTGGGGCGCCAGGGCGCGAAGGATTTCTTCCTGCAGCAGCAGCGTGACGGCGGCATGATGAGCGGAGGCCGTGTCTGATGAAAACCTTTAGCTGGAAAGTCAGGCCGGGCATGCGCACGGAGCGTGAGCCACGCGTGCAGACTATCCGCTTTGGTGACGGGTATGAGCAGCGGCGCGCGGATGGCATAAATGGCGTGCAAAGCCGCTATAGCATCATGCTGTCGGGACCGCACGCGACTATGCAGGCTGTGGATGACTTTCTCTCGCAACACGGTGGCGTCAGTGCATTTTTATGGCAGCCGCCAGGCCAGCCAGCACCTGCGATCTTTGTCTGCCGACGCTGGTCAGCAGTGAGAATGGCAAAGCGCACGGAAATAACCGGCGAATTTGAACGGGTTCCGGCATGAGGTAGCCTGAATGAATACGATCCCTGCTCATACACTGAGCGAACTTCTACGGACAGCGTCATCTGCCCGAATCGACCTGTGGGAAGCCGATCTGTCGGCAACCGGCGGTCAGCGTTATTTCTTCTGCAACGAGCAGAACGAATACGGTAAATCGGTTATCTGGCAAAAGCGTCGGTACCGGCCATATCCCGTCAGAATGGAAGAGTGCAGTATGAGCGGCAGGGGGGCGGCAGCACGGCCGTCGCTCGTGGTCTCCAATCTGTATGGCATTGTGACCGGTCTGGCCGAAGCGCATCAGAGCCTCGTGGGTGCAACGGTCATTCGCCGTACAGTCTGCGCCCGCTTTCTGGACACGGTAAATTTCAGGCTCGGTAATCCGGACGCGGATCCGCAGCAGGAAGTCGTCAGTCGTTATGTTATCGAGCAGCTGGCGGAACTCACGTCTCTGACGGCCCGGTTTATCCTGGCCGTGCCGACGGAAACTGACGGGCTGGTGTGTCCCGGGCGCATTATGCTGGCTGACCTCTGCCCCTGGGCATACCGCTCCGCAGAGTGCGGTTACGCCGGGCCAGCTGTCGCAGACAGCAATGGCCAGCCGGTGACAGACATTGCCCAGGATCACTGCGGCAACTGTGCGGCAGGTTGCCGTCTACGGCATAACATCAGGCGCTTTGGCGGGTTTCTGTCGATTGAGACGTGTTCTGCATAATGACATACACATTCAGTGCTGTAACACGCGAACGCCTGACGAAAGCGATCCTGTGTCATGCCCGCGCTTGTCACCCTGAGGAGTGCTGTGGCCTGGTCATCCGGACCCCGGACGGTCATCAGTATCTCCCCTGCATTAACGCGTCCGTTGACCCCTGTCAGCACTTTCTGATCGCGCCTGAAGATTACCTGAGTGCCTCTGCCGCTGGCACGATTATCGCGCTGGTTCACAGCCACCCTGATGGGCCAACTGAACTGAGTCCTGCGGACAAAGCTGCAATGACGCACAGCGCCTGCAGCTGGTGGCTTGTGTGCGAAGGCCAAATTTATTGTTTTGGAGCGGAAGATGAACATGAGCACTGCCTCCCCTGAAACCGCCCGGTCCGTCCGGGTGTGCCTGTACGGCAACCTTGCCCGGTTTGGCAGGCGTATTGATCTGCATGTGATGACGGCGGCAGAAGCGCTGCATGCGCTGGTAATGCAGTCCGGTGAGTTCAGACGCCAGTTTGCTGAAGGTCTTTATCAGGTACGTATCGCCGGCAGCGATTTGAATGACGACCAACTGCATGCCCGGCTGCATGAAAAACTCCCGGTGGGTGCCGTTGTTCATCTGGTTCCTCGCCTGCAGGGGGCTTCGCATCGAGGCCTGCTTCAGTTGTTTGCAGGGGCCGCGCTCATTGCGGCGTCATTTATCCCGGGCGTGAACGCTTTCGCCTGGACCGTAGGCGCGACCACACTTTCTCTTAGCGGGACGGCTTTTTCGCTGGGGGCCAGCCTGATGCTGGGTGGTGCGGCGCAGCTGCTGGCACCACGAACGGCAACAGGTAATGATCAGAATGCAAAAAGTACCTGGTTTTCCGGCACCGAAAACATGACGGCGCAGGGCGCACCGGTACCGGTGCTGTACGGGGAGATGCGGGTGGGGTCGCGGGTGATTTCGCAGGCGGTCGCCACCCGTGACATGAGCGGGGACGGGAAGGTTATTGTCATTGGGCATTAACAGCCCGTCGTCACGGTTCAGCCTTCCGGATATTGATTTCAGGGAGACCAGATCATGGGTGTCTTTCACCATAAAGCACATACGCCGCACGATAAGCCTGACAGCCTGCGATCCTCGCAGGTACTGAGCGTCACTGACGTCATCAGCGAAGGGCCCGTTGCCGGCCTGAAGCACGGCCTTAAGAGTGTGCTGGTTAACGGCACGCCTGTGCTGGGACCTGACGGTCAGGTGAACGTGCACGGCGTAAGCGTGGACTTTAATGCCGGTACCGCTGACCAGCCGCCGCTGAGCGGATTTGAGGCATCCGCGCGGGAAACAACGGTCAGCGCGGACGTGAGCGCGCAGTACGCCGTGACCCGCACGATTGATGGGAAGAGCGCGGACCGGCTCCGCCTGACTCTGGGTGTTCGCCAGCTGTTCTCGGTCAACAGTAAAGGCGAAACGCAGGATGCGTCAGTCACTCTGCAAATTCATATCCGGCATCATGCTGGCTGGAGAACGGTAAAAGATATTACCGTGAAGGGATGCACGCACGAGCCGTTTGCGTTTTCCGTGGTCCTTGATGATCTGCCCGTGGCCCCTTTCGACGTTCGTGTAAAGCGCATCACGCCGGACAGTAAGGATACCCGCCGATCTGATAAGACCTTCTGGTCATCATATACAGAAATCATTGATGTCCAGCAATGCTATCCCCATACGGCCGTGGTGGGCCTGAAAATTGACTCAGAGAAATCTGGCAATCAGCACGCAGAGCGTAACTATTTGATGCGTGGACGTCTTGTTAGGGTGCCCGCGAATTATGAACCCATGACGCGAAGCTATGGCAGCGAGCGCTGGAACGGGGATTTTAAGGAAGCATGGACTGACAACCCGGCATGGTGCCTGTATGACCTGCTGACGCATCCGCGCTATGGTTTGGGTATGCGTATGGGCATTGCAGATGTTGATAAGTGGGCGCTGTATAACATTGCGCGTTACTGTGATGAAAGCGTCGGTGACGGCTATGGCGGACAGGAGCCGCGCATAAGCTGCAACGCCTGGCTGACGCAGCAGCGAAAGACATTTGATGTCATCAGTGATTTCTGCGCCATGATGCGCTGCATGCCCGTATGGAACGGCCAGAGACTGACGTTTATTCAGGATGCGCCTTCCGATGTGGTATGGACCTACACAAATGCTAATGTGGCAGGCGGTCAGTTCCATTACAGCTTCAGCGCACTCAAGGATCGTCACAACGCGGTTGAGGTGCGTTTTATCGATCCATCAAATAACTGGCAGCCGTCGGTTGAGCTGGTGGAAAATCGGGATGCGATTAAGCGCTACGGCCGCAATCTGCTCAGGATGGATGCTTTTGGCTGTACCCATCGTGGGCAGGCACACCGGACCGGCTTATGGATTATTGAGACCGAGCTGCTGGAAACCCAGACCGTCGATTTTTGTGTGGGATTAGAAGGGCTGCGTCACATTCCCGGCGACATCTTTGAAATCTGCGATAACGATTATGCCGGTACGGTAACCGGTGGTCGTATTCTGGCTGTTGATCCTGCCCGAAACATTCTGCGGCTTGACCGTGCCGTAACCCTCCCGAAAGAGGCCGGAGCCACGCTAAATCTCATCGGCGAATCCGGTGAGCCTTTAACAGCCCGCGTAACCCGGCATCCGCAACCCGACTGCGTGGAAGTTGATGTGCATCTGGCCGGTGTTACTCCTTTCAGTGTCTGGGGACTGAAGCTGCCGAATCTGCGCCAGCGACTGTTTCGCTGCGTGGCCATCCGGGAAGACGAAAACGGGGGGTATGCCGTGACCGCGCTGCAGCACTGCCCGGAGAAACAGGTCCGGGTGGACGAAGGCAGACGTTTCTCTGAGCCCCCGGCCAGTGAGCATGCAATTCTACTCCCGGCCATCCGACACCTCCGCGTCAGCCTGAGCGCGGCATCCGGCCACATTCAGGCCACCGCCCGGTGGGAAATTCTTCGCACGCTCAGCAGAGTGAGGTTCGACATCAGGGTCACGCGCGGTGATGACGGCCCGGGTCGTCTCGTGTTCAGCAATACGACGGATAAACCCGAATGCACATTCACCCTGCCGGATCCCGGGCTTTACCGGGTGACAGTCTGCTCCCTGAATGAGGCGGGGCAGAAAAGTGAACCGGTCGGGGAGGACATCTCTGTTGCTTCTCCTGAAGCACCCGTATCCGTTGACGTCACACCCGGTTATTTTCAGGTCACGCTGGTGCCGCATCTGGCCATTTGCGACCCGACAGTGCGATATGAATTCTGGTATGCCAGCGGACTGCTTACTGATCCGCAACGGGCAGAGTCGCAGGCGCAATATCTGGGCGAGGGCACCTGCTGGATTAAAGACGGGCTAAAGCCAGGCAATACTCACTACTTTTATATCCGCAGCGTGAATACCCTTGGAAAATCTGCCTTCACAGAGAAGCAGGCCAGCCCGAGCGAAAAGGCAGAAGACTATCTGGATTTTTACAAAGAGAAAATCACCGATACGCATCTCGGCAACGCGTTGCGTGAGAGGATAAAAACGCTCGGCGAGGGCGCAGCGAAAATTGAGGAAATCAGTAAGAGCTGGACAGACACACAGGGGCAACTGAATGCCATGTGGTCAGTGAGAATGCAGATGATGAAGAACGGTCAGTACTGCATGGCCGGATTTGGGGTAGGGATAGAAGAAAAGCCGGACGGCATGCATAGCCAGATTCTAATGGCAGCCGACCGCGTGGCGTTCGTGAACCCGGCAAACGGCAACAGTGTTCCTGCCCTGGTCATCGAAAACGATCAGATATTTTTCCGTGATGCGCTGATTAACAAGCTGCATGCGGTCAGTATCACCAGCAGCGAAAAGCCCCCTGCATTTGAACTGACGCCTGAAGGCAGGCTGACGGCAAAAAATGCGGATATCAGCGGGACTCTCTATGCGATGAAAGGCGAGATGGATAACGTCATCATCAATGACACCTGCACCATTAACGGGGCGCTTGACGCGAAGCACATCACCGGGGATATCTACAACGCCCAGTCGGGGGGGATTGAACTGCCTTCAGGTGCCTTTAGCTGGTCAGACAGCTATGGCTGGCACGTCATTTTCTATATAGAGGGGGAGAGTTTTGAGCGAATTCTGGACACCAACCTGACCGTGATTGCCGAATGTCGAAAAGAGAGGCAGCAGTTCCGCCTTCAGCTCAAAAGCGGGGAGTGCTTCACCACGCTCTGCCGTGCGGATACGGGAAACAAAGGGCGTGGGCTGGGCATGAAGTTCAGGCTGCAGGGGATACGGCTGCCGGCCATCGGACGCGATAAGCAGCATGCGCTGATAATGTACATTGAAAGCACTGGCCGGCATTCATCAGTCTGGTGCAGACCTCCACAGGGTGAGGTGCCGCTGTTTTCTGTGTACCGAGCAGGTAAGGCTTTCATTACAAGTGGAAGTCAGTGATAAAAAATTACAGACACAAAAAAGCCCGCTTGCGCGGGCCTTCATGTCGTTCAAGAGCCGAGGCTCTTTTGCGTATCTTTATTTGTCCGGTTTCAGGCTGGTTCCTGCCCGAACGAAGTGGTTAACGTAATGACTTACAAGCCGTTGTCTTCCCACTGTCCAACTTTTTTTGGTGGAGCTGGCGGGAGTTGAACCCGCGTCCGAAATTACTACACCGTCGGCACTACATGCTTAGTCAGTCTTTACATTCGCCGGCCAGCTGCGGACAGACACGCCACTGACAAACTAACCTGATTAGATTTAGTGCTTCAACCCCAGGCAAGGCATCCACACGATCTCTTTTGGGTTTGACCTCTCTTGATCCCCGTCTTAAGAGCGGAA